CGCTCTTGCGAGCGTGCCCTTGGTGCGTTACATCAATGATTGATCTCATCAGTCAGTCTGCGATGTAGCTTGTCGAGGGAGATTGGTTTCTTCATTCCAATCTTCTCTCCACTCAGCTGAAACTTAACGAGGTACAGACAGTGTCATACGCTTCCGAGTCTATACAGGATCAACCTGAAAAGGGTGATGCTCCATATAAACTCAGACGGAAACGTACTGACTTCTCACAACATGGAAACGTTTTTCCACAGGGTAGAATCCACTGGATCAACAAGACCGGTCCTAAGATCGGTCAGGTTGGTCAAGTCACCAATATTGGTGTTAGTGGGCTTTCTACTCGACCAAATGATATTTGGTTATGTGAGGACTCTATTCGCAACCCAGAGTATGACTCTGAGAAGCTCGGCCTTCCGGTCGACACTGGCAGTGAACTTAAAATGTTCACAGCTAAGTGGAAGAACGATGTCTGGAAGAATTACGTGACTATGTACGAATTGTCAAGCATATGGAAGCAGGACGTTAAAGTCCCTATCTTCTGTGTTCCTGACACCAGCAGTGATGCTGGCTTCGTACCACGTGATTCAAAAGTTCCACATCCTTCGGATCTGGACTTTTCCTCGTACGGCCCTACTGGTTGGAAGAGATATCGACCAACTAAACCAACCTTTGACGCTGCGGTATTCATTGGAGAGATCAAAGACCTTCCTCGGCTTTTACAAGTCCGATTGGAGGGTATTAAATCTATTTCTGATGTTTACTTAGCAGCGGCTTTTGGTTGGGGACCTTTGCTTGCGGATATAAAAGCGATGCTCAACTTTGTTGACACGCTCAATAAACGCATTGATTTCTTCATCAAAATGGCCGGGAAACCGGTCCATGGCAAAGGGAAGGTAGCGTCGTCCGTTGATAATTACGTTGTTTCCTCACAGACTGGAGCTGGTGCCATTACAAGGCTCAGCTACTATTTGCAAGGACGCTTTGGTAATCCATCTCCTACAGCAGCCTTTAGATCTTCCTGCACGTGCCATTTGGTACGTGAAGTTTGGTTTTCTGGCCAGTATAGGTTTTGGTTCAACGGTAAGACTCCCGACAGGACAGCCCTTGCGGCCCGTCTACTCGGCATCAGGGTAACACCTGCTGCCCTTTGGGAGATCATTCCATGGTCTTGGCTCATCGACTACTTCACCAATATTGGTGACGTACTCAGTAACCTCCAAACGGAAGTTGCTGACGATTGCGCCTCTGACTATGCGTACATTATGGGTAAAACCACACGTACGTATACATGGCATGTCACCGATGGCATCGTGAACGCATCTATAGATCGTGAGTTTAAAACTCAGATCCGTCAACACGTTAACCCATTCGGTGTCTCAGTTGACAAAGATAACCTGTCAACCCGACAGCTTAGTATTCTAGGAGCATTAGGTATCTCCAAAGGTACCCGATATTAAGTTCCCGGAATATAACGTTGTGAAACGTCAAACCCCAAGGAGCCTACTATGGCCTTTTCCGACCCTATTGCCGTAATTGTGAACGCTGTATCGAAGTCTTTGCCGCGGGTTTATTCACCCGCGCCTGGTCCTTCGATCTTCAAGACAGCAGACGATGAATTCCGTGTGGAAATCTCACATGCTGACGTGAAGGGGCGTCGTGAGCGGCACTTCATCCGCCTTACTCAACGTAAGGTGGCTGCTGATCCGCTGACGCCGGCGACGAACGTCGAGTCGAAAGCCAGTGTTTACCTTGTTCTGGATAATCCAGTCAATGGCTACTCTGACACCGAACTCGGTTACCTGATGAAGGCTTTGAACGATTATCTCGTTCTGAGCACTAATCCGGCAAAGTTCATCGGCGGTGAGGCTTAATCACCTCACTTCCTGCAGGGGGAGCAATCCCCCTGCATGTTCACATACGCGCGATAGTAGGAGGGTCGTAGTACTGTAATACCAACCTTATGAGGGTAGTATGAAAAGTACAGAGCTGCTCCTATTAGAATCGATCCTGACTGATGTTGGGATCATGTGTAACACCTCCGTCGACAGAGATATCGAAGTTTTGATATCTCGGGTCGAACACGAGGGACCGTCATTTATGACGATCACTCTTCCTAATTTTGGGAAAGCGTTCTTTCGCTGTCTTGAATTAGGTTACTGCGATCCATCACTCTTTCCTGGATTTTCTTTTTGTCCTGGATCGAGTGCAAGAATCCCTAAATTTCTTCAGGGTATCTTGTCGCAAGTGTTCGACGTCACAGGTGCTCTTCGCGGCAAACCTTCTGTTGAAGCTATTGATGGAGTAAGGCAGATTTGCCTTACATTCAATAAGACTAAACAGGAGTGTACTGATGAGAGGAAAGTTAATGCCCTCAATTCGTACCTTGCGTGCGAAGGTGACTTGCGTTCCTTCAGGTATAATTCGTGGCGTTATTGCGATGATTTTCGTCGCATTACTCGCCTCGTGTTTGGGCGGTTGTTCGATGACCTTGAGCGAAAGCTTTTGGCCGGAGAACTTATGCCTAAACATGGACCTGGGGCAGTCGCTGAGCGAATTGTTGGGAACGGAAAGTACCGATCCCGACAATGGACCCGACGACTTGAACGCGCCATGCCTGCCGATAATTACCTGTTCTGCAACGCAGAACACGTGTTATCTTCGGGTATGGACTTGGACCTTCTGAGAGCCGAGGACGAACAGCCCGTTAGGGTTATATTCGTTCCCAAGACTCAGAAAACTCCAAGAGTCATTGCCATTGAGCCGATTCATATGCAATACACACAGCAAGCTTTTATGGGCTCGCTCGTGAGTGCAATTGAATCGGATCGACTTGTCGGTTGTAGCATTCATTTTACGGATGCTACTATCAATGGTAAGCTTGCTCTAGAGGCGTCTGTAACTCAAAAACTTGCTACACTCGATTTGAGTGAGGCAAGTGATCGTGTTCATGCGTCTCTGGTATACAACATGATGAGGGATTTCCCTCATCTTGCTCGTGCGGTTTTTGCTTGCCGCTCGAAGTATGCCGTTCTTCCCAACGGGAGCCCGAAGGTTCCCTTAGTGAAGTTCGCGAGCATGGGTTCCGCGCTTTGTTTCCCGATGGAGGCGATGGTGTTTTACACTATCTGTCTCTTAGGAGTTCTCAAAGCTCGAAATCTACCA